TTCCCGGCATTCTGAAGGAATCCAGGAGGGTTAACCTCAGCCATGTCACCTCCAAGCAGACCGGAAACTAACGGTTAACACACTTGACCCAGCAGACTCGGCACGATACCGAATAAAGTTTTCTCCTGGAAAGATGTTGAACCAGTTTGGCAGTTGCAACGATCCTCGCCTGTTTGCGGTGCCATTGAGTTTCACTGTTCTATAGTAGGTATCAACCGTTAAGGTATCGGACCCAGCAAGATCGATGATAAACTTCAAACTTGTACCGGCGGTATCACTGAGAATCTCCGGGTTGGTCACCGGCCCGGTCATGCTAAAGGTAGGAGGACTAGGTCTGTTGCCACTGTTTGTCACGGTTGTTCCATCACTAGTGCTCGTTGTGCCGCCGAACCCAAAGTCGAACCCAAAGTCGAACCCGAAACCTGGAAAGGTTTGAGCACCCTGAGTAATCGTGGCCTGGATAAGAGTTGAGTCGTATATTCGAGGATCTTCGGCGTAGACACTAAATTGTATTTGGGTCGTTCCCAGCCGTCGAGCAGTTTCCCAATCGTAACGGCAGCCTAGCGGCTTGACGAATAGTACTCGTTCATTGACACCTGGAACCTTGAAGTAAAATGGTTGCAACGAGGTGCTGGGAGCGTAGTTGGCCTTCAGGGAGTCTAGGTATGACTCGATCGTGCCGGTGGAACCGTAGACTGTTCCCTCTAGCAGCACTGTTCTTCCTTTTTCGAACTCCGCGTCAATAAACCCACCATCGGTACCTTCGTGGTCTCGCTCAGTTATCCGATATGGTGCGCTATCTAACCCCGTTACTCGGTCAATGTCGACAAACGACAAAACCGAGTCGGTGTTTAAAATTACTCCTGAGTTACCAAGCTTAAAGGTAAGATCTTCGGTCAGCGCCATGTCATATCCTTGCCTGAAGCTCCCAGCCCAACTTAGCTCCCAAGGTCTTCGGATCAGGGTCGTTCGTTGTAATATGGAATGTGTTGTTTACGGTCTTACCTGACTGGGCGCCGTACCATGGACCAGCTCCATACCCTCCCATTGTCGGAGGAGCCGGCGGTGTTGTCATCTGAGCCAACCGTGATGAGGAAGCAGCAACCTCATGAAGTTTGCTCATCATGCCGCCGGCAAGCATGGAAGCTATCCTGGCACCAGACTTGTGTGGATCCCCAGAACCAGACAGTGGGCCAATCTTGGCTGGGGAGAGCGGCAAGTGGTCCTTAATTTTCTGTGTGGTGTTCTTTATCGCGTCCGTAACCTTGTTAATCATTGAGGTTATGCCATTAATAAGCCCCTGGATGATATTTTTACCTGCATCGTATAGCCAGCTTCCAGAGCCGCTGAAGAACCCTTTGATTTTATCCCAGACGCCGGTGACAACGCCCCAGACCTTGCTCACCTGGGTTGAGACGATACTGTAGAACCTGTTCCAAGAGTCCGAGATGATTGCCACAATGGCGCCCCATATTACGGCTGTGGAAGTCTTAATTGAGTTAAAACGGTTAACGATAGTGCCCCAGATTTGCGCAGCTATTGAGCTGATGACTCCCCAGACGGTTTTCAAGAAGTTCATTATATTTTCCCAATTCGCCTTGACTTCACGGACAATGGCACCCCAAACCTGACCCCAAAGATGTTGTAGCCCAAGCAGACCCCACTCAATGACAAAGAGCAAAAGGCTCATACCGAAATCAGCTATTGCCTTGATAAGATTCCAAATGGCCTTGAATAGTCCACCGAACATGGCCCAGAAAGATTGCCAAACGCCGTTGATCCAGTTTAGACCAGCGCTAATGGCGCCCTTAATGCCTTCCCATACTGCAACAAAGAAGTTGACAATGGCTCCCCACACCGTGATAAAGAAGTCCTTGATGGCTCCCCACACCGTGTCCCAGGTCCGCTTCAGCCAATCGAGCCCTACCCCAAACACTTTCTTTACCATGATGAACATGGCGATCATGGATACCAAGGAAGCTATGAACAGACCTATCGCAGCAATGACCGTGCCAACAAGTGCGCTGGCAAAGACAGCAACAAAAACAGCTCCAATAATGAGTGCCCACTTGACAATTTGACCAAATATGGTCAGAACCGGCTTCAGCTCTTCGCCGTTCTTTGCCCACCAATCCGCCATGTGGCTGATAGCGGGCACCACCACGGTTTCTATGATCTCACCAATTCGCCTGAATGCCTTATCACCGAGGTCGGCTATGATTCGAGCAGCTTCTTGAATCTTTGGTATAATCTCAGTTGTCACTTGGACTGAGAACTTGTTGAATGCCGGAATAACCTTAGACTCGATAACGTTCCATAGCTCATTAAGTGGTGGTCCTATGTACTTGTTCCACGACGCCCGGATGGATGATCCTAGCCCAAGTGCAATATCTTTCAGAATCTTCATCCGTTCGCCAACTTGGGCGATTGTCTCCCGGAATGCTTCGCTATGCTTATAAGCGAGTACTAGAGAAGCAATCAAACCGCCAATGATTGCCACTCCGCCAAACAGTATGCCGAACGTAACGAGAATGGCTGTTCCGGCAAAAGTGAAGGCAGCAACGAAAGCGCCGATAACGCCAACAACACCCAAAAATACACCGGTCAATGTGGTCAAGGCCACGGTAACCAGCACCACATTTGCTATAAGAGTCTTCGTTGGTCCTGGCAGCTTGCTAAACCAGTCAAGAAGTCTACTGAGCGGGTTAAGTAGTTTCAGTAACGTTGGGATGAGCGCCTCGCCGAGCGCTTGTTGTAGTGCCTTCCACCTATTGCTGAGAAGTTGAGTTTTGGCCGCGGTGGTATTGGCCATCATGTCGTATGATTGCTCAAAGCTTCCGGCAGAATGTTCCATTTGACCAAGAATATCGTCAAACAGCTCCAGGTTCCCCTGAACAAGCAAAATAGCCTGGAGGAACCGTCGAGCCTGAATCGTGCCACCAGCTCCCTTGAAAATATCGACAAGCTTAGCGATCCGTTCCTGTTCTGGAAGCCCCATAAGTCTGGCTCGAAGCTCCCGAAGGACGTCGTTCATTGGTCTGAACTTGCCGGCCGCGTCGAAAACACTAATGCCGATCTTTTTCAGCTCAATAGCGGTCTTCGGATGGCTCATGGCGTCGAACGCTCGGGCCACAGCGGCGCCCGCGTTTGCAGTTGGGAGACCCATCCGCGTGGCAGTAGACAATGCGGCGGCCATCATTTCGATGCTTTGGCCGGCGCGGACCGCAGAAGGTGTCACCAGACCAATGCGGTTTGTCCACTCCTCGTACGTACCAATACCGGTCCGAACCAACTGGAACTGGATGTCCAGCAAATGGTTCACGTCGCTAATTGGGCGTTGGAAGGCGTTGAGAATACCAATTGTGCCTCGGGAGACCGACTGTATGTCCACCTGACCGGCAACAGCAGCCTTAGAAAATGACACTAAAAGCTGTTCGGCTTCCTTAGTGCCAACTTCCAACGAGGAGAAGATGTCATACAGTGCTGTTTGAACCTCTTCAAATGGCACGGCAATGGTTCGGGCAACTCTCAGACCCATGTCCGAGAGATCTTTAACATCTGCGGTGAAGTTTCGAACCTGGGTTGCGGTTAATCTGGTTTGACGCTCGTACTCAATGGTTACGTCGAGTGCCCTTTTAATTCCAACGATGCCGGCAATACCAAACACAGACAGGGCAAAACCAGCCGCGAATGCTGTTTGCGACATGGCTTGCATACGCATGGACAACTGCTGCAAACGTTGACTGTGCATGGCCATCGCTGCGTCGGCTGCTTTGAGCTTTTCTGCTTCGAAGTCGTAGGCCCTAGCCGTGGCCTGGAGAGCTTGGACACGCTGGCCGAGAGCCATCTTCTCTTGGGCCATGTTTGCTCTTTGAGCAGAAGACGTCTTGCTCAGTACGTTAGCTCTGTTGTTAAGCTCGGTGATTTCTCGGCGAAGTGCACCCGACTGCTGGTCAGTGAGCGCATTGTCCCGGGCCAGAACGTCATGGTGTTCTCGGACGTAGGCAGCCTGAACTCGCAACGCGCGAGCTTCTTGATCAAGACCGGCTATATGGCGCTGGATCCCTTGGATGTTCTGTGCCTGAGCACTGTTCGTTCGTAGCAGCTCTGCATTTCTTCGTAATGTCGCCGCGCCAGCCTCAAGCTGTGCAATCCGCACTGAGTTTCCAGCGTTGCGAACAGCTCGGGAAAATGAGTTTAGCGCATGGGTAGCCTGGTCTTTAGCCTTGAGAACAACCCAGAGATCTCTGGAGTTAAGAGCCATCCAGCACCTCCGGACCTCTCACTTAGCTTGGCGAGCGTCCAACTCCGCCCTGGCTCTCTGACACGAAATGGCATGCCGCATCAAGAAAACGAAATAACTGTCTTGATCCAAGAGACCCCCACTTCGTGGCAAAACTCCGAATTCTTGACATGACACCAACGTCTCGACAAATGTTACTGCCTGAGTTACCATCCATGCATTATTGTTGTCATACTTAATCTTGCGATTCGGAATCATAATGATCTTCCGAATCTCTTCCATTAGTTTTTTGTTTCTGGAAGATCCTCAAATGAGTTCAGCTTCTCGATAAGGCTGCTTATCTCCTCACCGACTCTTGGGTCAAGAGTTGTGATGTCCCGTTGGTTTCCGAAGTTCAGCTTGCGTTCATTCTCGTCGGTAATATTGTGGTCAATAATGAGGTTTCCAAAGTCCTTGAATGTCATTTTCTTCATTAACATCTTCAGCTCAAACTGATTGCTTTCGCCGGTCGTCCGCATGTTCAGCATGTCATCCTGGCGATCCAACTTTTCTCCGAAATTCATTCTTCTAATAACAACGTAGGCTCCAGGCAACGTTGTAAGGTCAAACTGCTCGGTGTTTCTGGTAACGGTACCTACAGGCATTATAATCCTCTTCCACAACCTAATAAAAAATTAACCGTCACGTGGTGTCTTCTTGGCTCTTGATGGTTAGCGTGTATGACTCGCCGGTCGTGTTGATAACATTCTGATAAGTAATGGAAGCCCGAACCAACTCACCCTGCCCAGCGTTGGAAACCTCGTATGTGTCCTTAACGGCTACTGGGGAAACAATGTTAAGCTGGTTGTTCACACCCTTTGAGCAAGACATGGTGACACTCTGGGCTGTAAGCGCCTTGAATGCGTCAAAATCGGTCCTAGACTCAAAGTCTCGCTCCAGCTTCATCGTTGCGTTACGCTCACCGTACTTGATGAACTGAGCGCCACGGCTGGTACTCTTCAACCGGAACTGTGCCTCAGCGTTATTTTCTACGGTAAACTCGAAGCTGTCAGTGTCGAGGACCGGAGTTCCTGTTGGAATTTCAATGCTGTATTGACCAGCTCCGAATGGCACGGTCGTCGGCCAGGTCGGAGTTGGAGCAGTTTGCACTGCTTCGTCGCGACCAAGAATATTCATGTTCAACATGAGAATGCCGTCTTCTGGAGTGAATGTGAACGAGGAGACGACACATCCGGTAAAACCGAACACGATGTTGTTACGAACAACGGTGATTGAGAGCGTCTTCGCTGGGATAGCGTTTGGGGTAGGCGTAAAAGTGTAGGTAAAGTTAGGAGCAGTACCAGTTTTAACCAGGGAATGTCGGCCCGCAGACATGAAGTAAATGCAAACGTCCTCCATACCCTCAATGGAAAGGTCACCCTCGACATTGAAGTTACCAGGAACCGCACCAATGACATCAGCGGACTGACGAATCGGACGCCGGAAGATGGTGGACTGAACGGATGTGAGCGACTCGGACATAAACGGAACAAATTTCGATGGTGCTACGTATACCCCAGAGTTGCTCGCCGTGTTCAAGCTCGGATACGCGCC